TGTTAAGTATATCATAGTTTAAAGTATTAGAATTACGCTTAAATAAAATTTCTATATGTATTGTTTAGGGTTAGAACTTTAATAAAACAATAGTTGTCTTACTTATCCAAACTTACTACTATTGATGTGACACATCTCTATTTGATTTATATTTAAGTGTTTAGGTAAAGATCCAACCCAGTATATTGCTTCTGCTAAATCTTTTGCTTTTAAAGCATTTTCTCTTTTTTGTTCTTGGGTATCAATTGTGGCTGGACAAATTTCTGTTATTTTAATATTATATTCTGGAAATTCTAGTCTCATAGTATCTATAAGTCCTCGTTCTCCACGCTTAGCATTAGTATAGTTTCCCCCACCACGATATGGAATTTTTCCTCCAAAAGATGTAACAAACACAATTGTTGGAGATTCAGACCTTTTCATACATGGAATAAATAGTTGGGATAGATACATAGGTCCAGTTACGTTTATGTCGTATGCTACCCTGAAGTTTTCTGGAGTTTCGTCAATTATTTTAGTTGGAGAAGATCCACCACCAGCATTGTTTACTAAAAGGTCAAGGGTTATATTTTTGTACTTTTCAAAAAAAATTTTTATTGCTTTAGAGTCTGTAATGTCTAGTTGATAAACCTCAACATTATCAGAAATTAACCCAGAAACTTTTGACAGATTTCTTGAAACAGCAATAACATTATATCCATTTTCAGATAAAAACTTTACTGTTGCATAGCCAACACCTTTACTAGCCCCAGTTACTATGGCTGTTTTCAAAATTAATGAATCCAGTGCTGTGGAACCATTATCTTTTCACCACTTTTAACTAGGTGTGCTGTGTGGTGATATGGTGGTGATGGAGGGAACACAATAATGCTACCTGCTTTTGGTTTTACAAAAAACGTAAAAGACTCTGGATTATTCTTTGCAATTTCCATATCAGGATCTGGTCCACCATAGGATATTGGTCCATCAATTTTTTTGCCACCGTCAGATATTGGACCATCAGGTGATTTTATAGTAAAAGATATTTCTCCGCCTTCATAGTCATCATTTAGGTACATAACAAAAGAAACTTTAAGTCTTTCGTCTCCTTCTTGCTGATCAAAGTGTGCACCCATAAATGTTCCTGCCTGATATTTTTTGATTGGATATTGAGGAAACAGCTTTGGTTCATCAGTAATTCCTTGAGCTTTTGCATAATCTCTTGCAACATCGTCAAATGCTTTTTGCAAAGTATTATAAATATACTTATCCTGATCATTAGCATCTGGAGTTAAAAAAATAGTTTTATCTGTTCCGTAAACATAATGTTGACCACTACAAGCCATCCACTCTCCCCACTCATCCTTATTGTCTTTTTCAATTGCTTCAACAAGTTTCTTAGGGTCTTCAATTACATCTTTGTAATAATAAACCTTTTCTTCAAGTATTTCTCTTTGCATTTTTATCTCCTTTTCTAGTATTTATTATTAACATAAAAATTTTTTATTTTTATAAAACCAACCAAAACATATCTTATTGGACCTTTTCCTACGTGTTTAACTCCATGATTAAACTCTTCCGTTCCTGGAAAAAATATAAGTGTTCCTGCTTTTGGTTTTAATTCTAAGTTTTTATTTACAAAAAACAACTCGCCGTCAATGTAATCATCATTTAAATATAAAATTGTTGCATATTTAATTGCTGGGTCAGTATCTTTGTCTGTATGCGCTTTTAATTCTACACCCTCTTGCATTCTTTGAAAAGTAACCATCCCAGTTTGCTCTAAAGATGAATCTGCTGTTTCTACAACAGCAAGAATCTTGTTTAACCATGACATAACTATAGGATCTCCATGGGTATCATAGTTTTTGTCTTGCCATCCCTGGGTAATTTCAAATTTTCCCTCTGCAACTAAATTTTCTACATCATCTCTACCAAATTTTTCTAAACAAAATCTTTTTAAGTTTTTTGTGTACTCTATATTCCAATCATCTTCTGTTAAATTATTTATAATACCCTTAATATAATCTAACTCTTCACTACTAGCAAAGTTTTCAATAACTAAAACCTGATCAATAGGCTCTTGAACTATAAAACCAATATCTTCTAATTCTTTTTTTAAAAAGGTAGCCATTTTAGTCTATATCCTTTGCCTTATACTTATTCCCATTGGCATCTAGCTTCCATCCTTGTTTTAGTAACTTTTGCCATTCAGCCCTTTCAATTTCTTGTTTTGCTCTAGTTTCTTTCATTTCTTTTGCCCAAGAATCTCTTAACTCTTGTGGATAATCAGACTCTTCTCTATCATCCCAGAAAGAACCTATGGTGTACCTTATTCCACTTTCTATTAGGGATACTTCGTGCATGTTGTTGAATCCTCCATCAAAAACTGCAAGCATTCCAACCTTTGGCTCAATGTCTATATTCTGATCTGGAAACTTTAATAGTCCGCCTTCAAAGTCATCATTTAAGTAAAGAAATCCAGCATATCTGCTTCTTGTAAAAGCTCCCGATTTTCCTTCAGCATCTGTGTTATCTGAGTGTATTCTTGCAAATGCTCCTGGCTCCCATTTTTGTGTGTGGTATCCAATCTTAGAAATTGTTTTTGGATCTAAATCATGAACAGATGCTATTGCTTCTGGCATTATATTTTCAATATCTGAAAAAATTGTTGGAATTAATCCAGCATCAAGAACTTCCTGATCTCCATCCTTTGGAAGAATAGATGAGTATGATTCATAAAAAGAAATTGGCATCCAGGATATTTTACCGTTATTTGCTTGTGCATCTAAAGCATTAATCATTTTTTGACAAGTCTTCTCATCAATAAAGTTTTCGTATACTACTATATCTTTCGTTATTCTTTTTTTATTGTTTAAATTCATGGCTTTTTATTTCCTGTATGTTCTGTGATCTCCCAAAAAAATGGACAGGTATATCTTATACCACTTTTAATTTCTGTTACTCCGTGAACATAGTTCATATCTCCTGGGAAAAAATACGCTGCACCCTTTTTAGGTTTAAACTGTACACCCTGTAGTGGGAAATATAGCTCTCCACCCTCATAGTCTTCATTTAAATAAAATAGACTTGAAAGGTCGTAGTTTGGAAAATCATTAGGAAGTCCTGCATCTGGACCTTCGTGCAGTTCTTTGTCTGCGTGAGGGTTCTGAAATTGGCCTGGTAGCCATCTAACAATAGTTGTACCAGTAGGTGTAACCTTTACCTTATAAAACTCTTCAACTATTGGCTTAAGCCTTTGAAATAATCCTGCAATTACTGGAGCAATTGTTGGATCATTTTTATCTAAAGTTGGACTAGTTGCTACCCTATCTTTCCAATATTCAGAGTCATAGACAACCGTTCCGTTTTCATTAACATGGCTTTGAGTTACATCCCAAATTGTTAAAGATTTTGCAGCCTTTTCTAAAAACTCTATTTCTTCTTGAGTCATAAAATTTTCTAACTCAACAATCATTTCTTTTCCACTGCCAAAAAATCCTGAAGGCGTCATGGATGGAGTTCTTTTAACAACTTGTGCATTATTATTTGTCATAATATGATTATACCCCTTTTCTATTATCTTTTACAGATAGGCGTAGAGTTGTTACTTCATGACTTCCTATTTTTTCTCCATGCTCATTAGTTGCATTTCTATACCAGTTTGTCCATTTTCCAACAGAAATATTTTTTTGTGAAGCTATTCCATATGACTTATTTTTATTTTCTCTTACTCTTCCTGGATCTGAATAATCAAAAATTTGTATTTCAGTTTTATCCATTGCTGACAGCGAAATTGGTATAATTGTTGCAATAGGCTCTCCAGCTTTTATTAATATTTCTTTATTGGCAATTTTTGCCCTTATTGCTAAAGGAAACCCAGTGTCTAGCCAAGAAGTGCTTATTACTGTTGCAATTGTTTCAAAGTCATTATTAAAGTAGTTTACTGGATTAATCGTCATAATACTAACATTTTTATCTGACCTAATTACAATTCCAGTGTGTATGCTTAAACTTGACTGACCTCTTCCAGTATATGCAAAATCTTCACCTTCTAAAATTGTTACATGATCTTGACTTGTATCATTAACTCCATCCCAAATAAACCTTATGTCTTTATCAAGTGAAAGATTCCATCCAACCATGTTTGCTGAAGTTACTGGAAAACATCTATATGCGTGTTTATCTGGTGTTTTATCTAGCCAATCTCTTTTTATAGACATTGGAGAAATTGTCACTAAAGACTCTTGAAATTTTTCAACTGTTATATTTAACATTAGTCTTAATCTTCAACATACATTTCTGCAGTATGAAACTTTTTGTTATAGTCTAACATAGTGACAATAGAGTATTTTGTGCCTGAGTGAACTGGCATTGCTTGATGAGGGTACATATAGTTAGATGGAAATATAAAAAGATCTCCAGCTTTTGGTTTAATGTTTAGGTTTTGTAATCTAAAGTATAACTCTCCACCTTCATAATCATCATTTACATATGCAACTAAAGAAACTGTACAATTATATGAAAATCCATGATCATGATGTTCTTTAAAATGTTGACCTGGACCATATTTAATAAAATTAAATGCCTCCCAATATTTTAAATCTCCAAGGTTGTGATCTCTTCTATAGTCATCAACGGCTTGAACCTGAGCATCATAAATATCTTGCCACAAAGATTGTAGCTTTAAGGAATCTTCGCTAAGATCTTGTTCTATGTCTGTTTTTTTAAACTTAAAATCGTAACAATCTCTGTAGTCTGGCATAAGTTGCTTATATCCAACATATGCTGGCATCCAATGATAACTTTTTCCTTCAGGAGACAGCTCTCCCATTTCAGCAACAGAGCCTAAGGTTTCTTCAAGTCTATTGATTACATCAAGCTCTTTTTTTATAACATTCCTATAGAGAACAATTCCGTTTCCAAGGTTTTCTTTTTCTGTCCATGTTTTCATTATATTTTCTCCTTTATATATTATTATAGCACTATCTAGATATATTTTCTTCTTGACCATATTTTATTTTTATAAATACCACCATCTGGTTTACGATAAAAGTTTGAATTATCCATTAATTTATTATAGATTTCTTTTTGATCTAAAACTTCTATTTTTTGTTTCCAGTCTTCTCTTTTAAAAGGAAAAATTTGCAAATATGGAGTTCCTTCTGGTAAAACCCCTTCCCAACCTTCTACAATAAAAAATGGAAATGTTCCAAGTATATGAACTTTATCACAATCAACTATACCAGTTGTGTTTAAAAATGGTAAATCAAACCTATTCATTGGTGTCATAAACAAAGCACTATATCCTTCTGGAAGCTCTAATCCCCAATTTGAATACCAAGCAAAATGTTCCCTATAAAAACCTTTTGGATGTTCAAACTGTGGCATAGGTGCTCTTTTAAGGCAAAAATCTTCATACTTTTTATCAGATACCTTAACGTCAATGCTTCCTTTTTCATTTTTAAAAAATGTAAGATCGCATGGAGTTTTTAATACATACCCTGTTGAAAAACCATCCATAATTGCTGGGCATGCTTTCCATGTTGGAATTTTTCCATAATCTGAATCTGTTCCTTCTTTTGGAATTGGACATACTTCTTTTGTTGCTTTATAATATTCTTCAGTAAATGGATTTTTTGCAAATCGGTCTGCATTTTTATACCAGGAAGGTATCACAGACTGTGTTGTAGATGGTGCAGAAAAACTTTTTTCATTTAACCATGGCCTATAAGGCCTAAATGTAATTACGTTTTCATCTTGATTATTTTTTTTAAACAACTTATTTATGACCTAGTTGATTAATATCTGTCATGATTACCACACAATATTTTGTTCCTGATTTCATTGGCAAAGAAGCATGCTCATAGATGTAGTTTGATGGAAAAATTGCTATATCGCCAACCTTTGGTTTATGTGTGTAACCATCTAGTCTTGGAAACCTAATTTCTCCACCATCATAGTTATCATTAATATATATTACAGCAGATACTGTACAGTTATATGCTGGTCCGTG